ATGCTTAACAAGGCACTTCTTAATGGAGAAGGACCAACATACGGCAACGCTCAAGTTGGACTTCTTGCAATGGCTCAAAGATTAGAGACATTTAGAAGAGAAGTTGCACACTGGATAGAGCAAAATGTTTTCAAACCAGTAGCTCAGTGGAATGGATTTGTCACTGAGGGTGAAAGAGGACAAGAGGAATTAGTTTATCCAAAAATCAAATTTGATGATTTACAACTCAGAGATGATACTGGAAAACTTCAGATGCTTGTTACTGCTAATCAAAATGGCGTTATTTCTAATGTGTCATTGATAGAAGCTTTTGGGTTAGACTCTGATCAAGAAATTGAAAGATTGAGATTCGAACAAGGCTCCAACTTTATGAGTGATCAAAGTTTTGGAGCTCCAAGTTTCTCAATGAACTTTAGTAGTGGTCCTGTATCTGGAGAAGGTTTTGGAGCTACTCCTCCACCTGCTGGTCCTGGTGGCCCTGCTCCTGTTGAAGTTCCTCCTCCTGCACCTGGAGGTGCTCCTGCAGCACCGGCTCCAGCAGCCCCAGCCGCTCCTGCTCCAACTGCAGCTACAAGAGATAAGTTATATAAAACTGCTTCATCTATTATGAATGGTATTTATTATGAAATTATCGATGACAAGTTTGGATTTAGAACTGCAGCAACAAGATTTAAGTCAGCAGCTCACGAAGGTTTCATCAAAAGCCTTAGACCTGTAACTGGTAGAGGATACATAGGAACCATATCTGATACTTATGAAGGACTGTATGGAAACTTAAGAAGTCCTGTTCTTGGTGGTGAAAGTTCCTATCCACTTAACTACGAAGCATTAGAAGATTTATCAAGTCATAAGTATTCTGAAAACGAAAATGTAAGACTTGTTGTTTCAAAGAAAATTGAAAAACCACAACCTAAACTTTTTACTTCATTAGAGAAAAAGCTTTATGCAATGCTTACTTCTTTAAATATGCCTTATGCTTTGTATGCTCAATACTCTGCTGGACCAACAATGGATTATCAACTTGATGCAGCTATTCCAAGTTTAAAAATTGGATTAGAAGCTGATGGTGAAATATGGCATAACAATCAGGAAAAAATCTCAAAAGATAAAAGAAGAGATTCTGAATTAGCCTCTCACGGTTGGATCATTGTTAGATTTACTGATAAAGAATTAAATGATCATCCTCAAGATTGTATCAATGTTTTGATCCAAGCAATAAAAAGAAGGACAGGATCAACAAATACTGATGAAGATGTTATTTAGTATAATATCTTCTGGGAAATCCTAAACCCGTCGATTTCGACGGGTTTTTGTTTACAGGAAAAAAAGCTTTAAAAATAGAAATAAAATGTTTAGTAAGTTTACACTTAAAGGATAAAATATAAATGTTTAAGGTTGCAAAAGGCGGAACTATTACAATCAATAGTTTCCTCAACTCAAATGACCGAGATATAGCAAGAGACCATTTATTAAAAACAGCTTCCTCACAAATGAGAGAGGCTGCAAAAATTGGCTTGCAATCATTATATGCTGATCCTAAAGATGTTTTAGAAAAATATAAAGATTTTGACATTGTTAAAGAAATGCAAGCTCGTAAAGGCGCAAAACTTTTATGGGTTAGAGCCAGAGCTATTGATGCAGATGTTGTAAATGCTAACGGCGACTTGTTTTCTAAAGAAGAATTACTTAAAGAAGCCGAAATAAAGGGAGAGAAAATCCCTGCTTATAAAACATTTGAAGGCGTACCAATCTACACAAACCACAAGAATGACGACATTGAACAAGCAAAAGGTATGGTCGTTTATGCTGAGTGGGATGAAAAAGAAAATTGTGTATACTGTACTTTTTTTGTAGATGAAGAAGCTTACCCAGACATAGCTAGAAATATTAGAACAGGTGTTATCCACGATGTCTCTATGGGCGCTAGTGTTGAATGGGGTGTTTGTTCAGTTTGTGGTAATAAAGCATACACTGAAAGAGATTACTGCGAACATCTTAAGAAGTACAAAGGGAAGACATACCCTGAAACAGGCAAAAAAGCATACGAGAAAAACTACGGCGTTAAATTTATTGAATTAAGCTGTGTAGGTGATGGTGCTTTTGAAACTTGTGAAATTCAAGAAATCTATGATGTTGATGATGTCTTGGATGCTGCAACCAATTTAGAAAAGAAAGCTTATGAACTTTCTGCAAATATCGTTTTAGCATTACAAGAACCATCAAATACTTCGGAATATAGAACAGAATATGAAGAATGTTTGAGAGTTGCCAATTCTACAACTAATACTGCAATCAAATTAGCTCAAGTTGCAGGAACATTAGTAGGTGGACCATTATTGGCAGGTCAGGGTGCTAATCAAAATTCTACAGTTAACGCTGTTTTGAATGCTCTAGGAATTGATCCAAGATCTGGATTGAATATCTTAGATATGATAAACCTTTCACTTAATTTCCTTGAAGTTGCAGTCATGAATATGTTTGCAAGAAAAGACAATGTTGATTTAGGCCATGTTGGAAAGATTACCAAATCAATGGCAGAACTACAATCAACTATGCAAGACATGATTGATGATGGAATTGACGTTGGAAGTGGTCAAAGACCTCAACCTATTAATCAACCTCAAGCACAACAAGCTACTCAACAAGCTGCTAGTCCAGTTAATCCTCAAGTTGGATTAGCTAACTATTCTCCAACAGATAGTGTTGGAAAAATAATGGACTTTACAAATACATCTTCTGGCGCAAATACAGTTGGTAGTGGTGTTGCATTAGCTTCATCAAATATCAATTTTGTTTGGGCATCTAAAGATGGAAAAAGAGAGGTATTTGCTAGTTCAAACACACCTCAAAAAACAAATAGAGTTTTGAATTTTACTAAGAGTATTCTTGACTTGAAAAATACATTAGCAGATTCAGTACAAGTTCAAAGTAGTATTGACAAAGTAATTAAGATTGCTAATGAAAGAAATAAAAACATAAAAATAAATACGCCAATTGAGGCGGGGAGCAGAAATCAAATGGATCATTTTGCAAAGATTGCATCAGAGCAAAGAAAAAAACTTGCTGCTGCAGTTACTATCGATTTCAAAGTCGAGGATAACACAGGAAATAGAGTTGTACTTTCTACTGATGGTTCAATCACAGGTTACACAAATGGAAAGAGAACTGCTTGGGAACCTATCCTTAATGAAAATCAACTTGGTTTGATGGAAAACGGACAAGGTACAAGAGTTGCTGCTGAATTGCTCAAAGATTATTCACATTTTGTCAAGACTGCTTTGCTTGATGTTAAAGAAAGACTTGATGAAAGAGAAGTGCAATTAGAAGAAGTAAGAAAAGATGTTCCTTATTCATCAATGAACGAAGGTCTCAGAGCTCATCACAAAGATGTTTCTGATAAGACTGTTGGTGAGCAAGTAGCAACTAAACACACTGGAACTGATAGCAAAGTAAAAGAGCAACTCCTTATGAATGCTGGACTTTACGGTCACAAAGTAAATGAGGATGTAGAAGTAGCTTTGAGTGAACTTATTGCTCAAGTTACAAAGGGCTGCCCAACTGAAGTATTAGAAAAGCAATTAGCTTCCTGCAGAACAGAGGGTAAAGCATCTGCACACGAGATTATGACTGCTGCTCTTAATGCTCTTGGTAAAGCTGTTGTAACAGCTATGGAAACTCCAAGCCAAATCATTAGAGTTGCACAAGCTCTTGCAGAAGAACCTATGCTCCCAGAAATGGTTGGTACTGCAGCTGCTGTTACTCCATTAGATGAAATTAATCAAGAAAAGGCCAATTTGTTTGGCAATGCATCAGAAGAACCAATGAATTCAGTTTCTGCTGTTCTTAAGCAACTTGGTGCTGCTGTTTCTGCTGATATTACTGCTAAAGATCTTTCTGATGCACTTGCTATTGCAGTAGAAGAAGGCGAAATTACTAAAGAAGGTATCACTAGAATAGCTGAACTTATGATGAAGGGAGCTAATGTTCCTGAAGAAGGCTTAGGTGTTGATTCAGCTCCTTCAAAGAATGAAGAGCTAAAGTCTGCATTAATGTCATCTGTTGATGAAGATACAAACTTAATTTCAAAAGAAGATCTCAAGTCAGCAATCTCAGCTATGGCAATGTCATCTGAAGAAACTGGTACTACTCCAGACGAAACAGTTGATGCAGTTGATTCAATGACTGAAAGACAACTTGTTGCTGAAATCATCAAAGCTAAAACTGTTACTGCAACAGATGCAAGATTAAGATCAAGAGCAAGAAGACAATTCTGGGGTGTAAAAACTGCATCAGCCAAAGATGTTTCAAGCAATATCGTTGGATGGCTTGCAGATTACTCAACTAACTTTAATATCAGCCCTACAAAAATTGCATTAGCTGCTAAAAGACTTTGCAATGATTTTGAAACTGCAGAAAGATTAGTAACAAAAGCAATTGAAATTAAGAACAAGTCAGAAAGAACAGCTGGTATGACTGTTACTCAAAACAAATCAGAATGCCTTACATTTATCTGTACAGCTGAAGATTTAGACGGTGTACAACCATCTGATGAAAACTTTGAAGAAACATTCAAGCAAAAGGCTATTTCTGTATTGCAAGGACACGGTTTTACTGTTGATCCTGGCACATTTAGCTTTACTGACTTAAATGTAAGTTCTAGCGGTGATGTTACTGCAACTGTTTCAACATCTGTAAGCAAGTCTTTCAAGATTGACGAAGAATCAATGGAAGTTGAAAATGGCGTTGAAGAAGAGCTTCCAGTTATTATGACTGATTCAGCTAAGTTTGCAAGAAAAGAAAGAAGAGATAAAGTCTTAAGCAAGTATGCTATGGGCCCTGGTATGGGATCCCCTGGTATGGCAGGAGCCCCTCCTGCTGCTCCTGCTGGTGCACCAATGGCTGATCAAATGGCAACTGCTCCTGCTGGTGGTGATTTGGGTCTTTCCGCAGTTACTGGCGGTGAGATGAATGCAGCTCCTGGTCTTGATGCAGTAGATGGCGCAATGTCTGATGGCGAAAAGAAACCTTGGGGAAGTGTTTGCCCAATATGTGGATCAGATGACGTTGACGTTGCAGAATCAAGAGGTTCCTGTAACAAGTGTGGCACCGCATATGAAATTGAAATGATGATCAAACTTATCTCTGATGGTAAGGGTGATGAAGGCGCTAAAGATGAAGCGGGTGCTGAAGATGATTTAGCAGCAGCTCCATTAACAGGCGATATGGGTTTAGGCGCTGCTACAGCTCCTACAATGGCTAGCTATAAGTCAATGATTAGATTGTCAGCTACTGTTGACTCAGATGTTTACCTCAAAACTGCAATGGCTGATTTTGATAAGAATTCAGTCAAGATGTTACCTGTAGGAATGGTTTGCCCATCTTGCGGTGATAGAGAAGTAAATAAGGTAAAAAATAACTCATTCTGCCACGCTTGCGGTAACTACAGCAAGACTATGGTAAAGACATCAAAAGTAGACCCTTCTAAGCTTGATGTTGCTATTACTTGGATTGATTAAATAATGGGGATTATATCCCCATTATTTACAAAAAAGGTGTAAAACTTATCTATATAGAAAGAAATAGCAGTTAATAAATAACTACTATTAGACTTTAATAAAAGATTTATTTTATTGAGGGAAGCAGCAAAGAAAATGAATAAAAATTCGAATATTGCCAGAGAGAACAGATTAGCAGCTATGCGTATTGCTGAACTTAATGCTACTGACAAAGAGGATTTAATTGCTTGCGTTTCTGATATGCAAAGAACAGCCTCTCTTGAAAAAGATGAGGCTGTTGCTGTCGCTAACGCAATTAGAGCAAAATATCTTCCAAATTTAGCTAAACAAGCAGGCGTTGTGTTGTCTGAACTTAATCTTGAAGATGGCATTGAGACTGTGGACTTCGCAAACGATGAATCAGACGATGAAGAAATTGAATTTCACCACTTCCAAGATGAAGAGGGTGACGAAGATGAAACCGAAGATTTTGATGATTTAGAAGACAATGACGAAGAAGAAGATAGTGATGATGTCGCCACTTTTGAAATAGAAGTTCCCGCTGATATGGTTGACGCAGCACAGAAAGCTGTGCAAGAGGCGCTTGATAATCTTCTAGGCGGAGATGATGATTCTGAAGATGATATGGATATGGAAGATGAGTCTTATGAAGATTCTGACGAAGACTCTGATGACGAATCAGATGACGAATCAGATGAAGACTATGATGATTCTGAAGAAGATATGGATTCCGAAGATGATGAAGTATTTATGAAAAACAGCAATGAGGTTAGAAAAATGACAAGACAAGCATTAGCTGAGCGCAAGGCACAAAGAGAAGCTCTCTTAAGAAGAGCAGAAAGAGAAGAAATCCTCAAGAAGTTTGCTTCTGAAGAGGAAACATATCCTGCGTCAGCAAGTTTTAAATATAACGAAGATTTAGTTAATATGCAAGGTGAAGTAGACTATCCATCAATGAGTTTAGACAATGATGGTAGCAACTCTTTAAAAGAAGAAAACCCAACTTGGGCTGAGCAAAGAGTTCCAACTGTAAACCCTGGTTCACTCCAATTTCCAGATGTAACAAAGCCTTCAAAGTTTGATGGCGCTGGAGATGGTTCCTTAGAGTATACAGTTGATTGGGACAGCCTTGAGAACCCATCAGAAGGGCTTGATGCAGATATGTTTGAAGTTCCAACACAAATGCCATCAATGCCTCATAAAACAACTAAGACTGTTGCAGCATCCAAAGAAGAAGAATCAGAAGTTCAGTGTACTACTTGTGGTTCCATGCAGAGAATGACTGAAGCGCAAATGAATGATCATGCAACTCGCTGTTCAAACAAAGATTGCGCATCAAACAAAGATGCTGAAGATGAAGACAAAATGGATAAGCATGCTGAAATTGACCAAGAAACTGGCAATGCTATCAACACATTAAAAACTAATGATGGAATAGCAAAAAATGTTTTAGAGCAATCCAAGCTAAATGAAGCGTTGAAGCGGGTAAGCATGACTGGCTCCAGCTGTAGCCTGCTGCGTTTTGCAATGCGAAAAAAATTGTACAC